AGTCTGCCTAATAAATCTCTAGCAGTTGAACTTTTGTTGGCCAATATTGCAACGTTTATATTATCATTGAATATAACTTGATGTAATAGATAAGCAATGATTGTTGTTGATTTACCTGACTGTCTAGGCAATTTTGCAATTGAAAATCTATTGTTATGAAAAGTATCAACCATCTTTGCCTGAAACTTGTACATATCAAATGGTATTAAACCATGGTCAATATTTACAATCTTAATATATGTTGTAATAAAATATGTAGGATCTTCCATACACTTTGCAATCTCACGTACTTGCTTTTCGGTGTATTCTATCTTTGTATTTGCTTTAAATAAATTAGGATTTCCTAGATATGCTTCAGTCATATACGTGCTCCGCAGGATTAAAACCTTTTTTAAAGTTTTTATCTTCCTCAGGAGTTATATTTTTATTTTTGTTTTTAAGCATTTTATGTAACTCTGCTGAAGAACCTACAAATAAAGCATTTTTAATAGTTGCTGTTGTTTTGTTAGGTACATCTTTTAATGTTTTAAGTTTAGCTTGTAAATCTTGTAATTTATCAACTGTATCAGCAACTTGTTTAATTAGATTACCTGCAACTTCATAAGCACGTGGGTGTTGACTCTCACCTGCAATATCTAATATACCTTGTATTGCGTCTTGGCCACGCTCTATAAGATTATAATAATTTTCTCTGCTGTATTTGTAATCATTATCCACATCTTCTTTGTCCTTATCTTCTAATCTAGGAACAGGTGGAGTAAATTCTTTTTTAACTACTGCTTTTGTAGCAGGTTTCTCTGGTGTGATACCTAGAGCTTCATTTATTTTGTCGTCTATAGTCATAATAATTATCCATCACTTCCAGTACTTGGGTTATAATTTTTAGAATCCTTGTGAACAGTTATAGTTGTTGTAAATCCGAAATCATCATCAGCGTCAGCACTTGTCGGATTAGGAACAACCACAATTCTTTCTTCTCTTGTAGGACTTCCAGTTGTGTCTGTATATAAATCCGTTATTGTTTCTTTAATAATAGATTTAGAGTATATAGGACCATACAAATATGTTTTAGCAGTAAAGTTTAAACTATAATTAACTGCTCTTCTAGTTGTAAATGAGCCATCATAACTGTCAGCATAATCTACAGAATTTAAAGTAATAGGTACATCTCTTTTAATTCCCATATCTGGAATTGCATTTATTGTAACAGTATAATCTGGTTGAAAATAAGGCAATATTTGTTCTATAATTATTAATCCATCTTCAGCAGTTGCTGTAAACGAATATAAATTAAAAGATATATTATATGGAACAGGATTATATTGATAGTATTGTTTACTTGCGTCTGAAGTATTAACATTTTTAAACTTACCTACTCTTTGTAACTTACGAGATGAATCATAAGATATACCTGATATTTCAAACCCCATACGAGGTAATGATATAGCAGTTTCTCTTTGTTCTAAATTAGGTTGTTGTTCTAATCTTACTAAAAACTTTTCTTTAGGCGAATATGCTAAAGGTACTTTTATTTTTTGCACAACATCACCATCACTATTTGTTCTATGAATAATGACATTATTAAATATTGTACCAAATGCTACAACAACTTTTCTTAATGACTCGTGGTAAAATCTTTGTCCAAACATTACTCGTCAACCTCTCCAAATGGATTTCTTTCAGTAAAGTCTAGTATATCATCTGCTGTACTTTCAGTACCAAAACCAGCGTCTGATTCGTATGTAGTGTTATCAGCATAATCTCTAGTTTGTGTTGCTAAATTGTAATCATCTGATTCTAATATTACATATTCATATACACCTGTTACTGTATCAGAATTTTCTAATAACATACCACCACCATCTTCTAATACTAATTGTTCTTTTAATATATCTGTTGATAATCTATCTTCAAGTTGGTCAATTTCTTGTCTACCAACATCAAATTTTTCTGAACTGTATTCGAATCTAGTTGTTCTTAATTTATAAACTGGGAGGTTTCCTAATTGGAAGAATGGCTCTTGGTCTTCAACAAACTGTATCTCAAAAAAACTATTCATCAAAGGTACATAAACTAAATCACCTTCATTTGGTCTACCTGTTATTATTAAAGTTGCTTTATTATCAACTTGATTTTGCCAACGTCTTTTAGAAATCATAAACGTTGTATCTTCTCTAATTTCTAAACCAAATTTAGATACTAATTCTTGTTCACCAGCAAATCCTTCTTGCGTTTCAACATACATTTCTAACATATATGAAGCGTCAAATTTAGAAAGAGTATCCTCTCCTAAAATTAAATCTTTATTAACTAGTGTTCTTGGTAAATAAAAGCAGTCAAGGCCGTATATCTTTAGACCTTCTATGATTAAATCTTCGTGTAATCTTTTTTCTGCTGTGTTTCCAATTCCGTTGCCACCTTGGAAGTAGTGATTAACTGGCATGGCATTATCCTATCATATACGTTACAGGCGTTTCGTATGTGCCTCTTATTTCTTCTTCTAATCTTTTTATGTCGTCTTGTGACTCTTGGAATATTTGTTGACCATTAAGAGTAACACCACCTAACATAGCAACGCCATTGAATTTTGATAAGTTAGCACCCCATTGTCTTTTGATTAATGCTGTAACATATCGTTTTAAATAAATGTCATTATAAACATCTGTCATAACTGTTGGATCTAATTTTCTAAAACATTCAATAACAAGAAACTCACCTACAGATATGTCTGTTTTCCAATCCATATCTACAAACAGTTTATTATTATATTGATTAAATCTTACTGGTTTTTCACCTACTAATAAATGATCTAAAAAATCTAAATGTCTTAACACCATATCATAATGTATAATTGATGTTGATGAAAAATCGTAAAGGTCGTTTAATCTTAATTGATATCTCATATCAAACATATTTTGATTGCCTCTATTTGATAATGGGAATATTCTAGTTACTGCTAATACGGCTTCTGGAACTAATATAAAATTATTCTGTTCAGTCCATGCAGTAGTAACTGAATTTTTAGTGATTGATGAAGCAGTATCTCCATCAGGAGATATTATTCTATCTACGTCTGCTTGTGTAACTTTATATTTAAGGTATGTTCTCTCAACACCATCATAATGATATTGTGAAAAATATTGTAACGCTTCATCTAATCTATCTTCTAATTGATCGTCATCAACGTTAATCTCAATAACAGGCTTGCCTAATGTTCTTAAAGCATACTGTTTTAATGTTTCTCTGGTATTTGGATTAGCCATTTAATAGTTCCTTTATTACTATTTATAAGATTTTTTAACTGTTAATAAGGCTCAATCCTAGTTTACGCATAAATGCGTTAGGTAAAAATAGATAATTAAGGGATTAATTAAATATTACGTAGCAGAACCAACAATTGTCTTAACAGTTGAACCACCAGAATCTAGTATCTGTAATGTTACAGCACTAGCAAACATAGATGAAACAATATTAGAAATTGTATTATTAGAACAGTTAATAGTTTTGTTCGTAACTGTTTTACTATTAGTTGTAGATAAAATATCTACGCCACCCAATGTAGCAGTTGTTGCTTCTAGGTTTGCAACAATTGTTCCAACAGCATATCCTGTACCACTTGTGTTTACAGTTGTTGTTGGAGCTGCTTGATTGTCTTTAAATACTTTCCACTTACCATCGCCAGCATCCCTAAAGATACCACCGTAAAGGTCTTGTGAACCAGATGTATCATACAATCCATATAACCCGATATCAACAGCGTCAGCCGCATTGTTTCCTGTTGCCAGAGAAATTAATGGGTCTTCTACTGCCAATGTTGCAGTATTAACTGTAGTAGTATCGCCAGAAACAGTTAAGTTTCCAGAGATTGTTACGTTAGCAGGTAATCCGATAGTTACTGTTCCTGAACTTTCAGCAACTTCTACTTCATTATTAGTTCCAGCAAATGTCATTGTTCCGCCTAGAGCAACTGCTGTAGTATTGGAACCATCTGAAACTGTTATTGCAGAATTGGTTAATGAACCATTAGCAATATTAGATAATGTGTTTGAAGAACCTGATATAGTTTTGTTCGTTAATGTTTGTGCAGCCGCAAGACCAGCAAAACTTTCACTTTGTAATGCAGTATTAAACTCAGCAAGTGAACCTGTTACAGTATTATCTGCTAAATCAATTGTTTTGTTAGTTAATGTAGTTGCGTGAGCATCCATAGTAACTTGGTCATTACCAGTTAGTAAAGGTAAAGTTACTGTTCTATCTGCTGCTAATTCACTTACAGCAAATACATATTGATGATTCGCTGAAGTATCATTAATCTGTGGTGTTGTTAACACAGCACTTGTTAATGTTTTATTAGTTAATGTTTGTGTTCCTGTTAATGTTGTTACTGTACTGTCAATAGCAAGTGTTGCTGTAGTTCCTGTCGCACTTGAAGTTAATCCAGTACCACCAGCGATTGTTAACGTTTCAGAGTCTAAATCAATATCAATTGTTCCAGAGTCTGTAGTTAAATCTAAATCTTCTGCTGTTACTTTTGAGTCAACGTATGCTTTAATTGATTGTTGAGTTGATAAGTGAGTAGCAGAATCTGACGCCATATTGTCTTCGTCTTTTATGGCAGAACCTGAAACTCCTGTATTTATTGCAGGACTTGTAATTGTTGGTGCTGTTAAAGTTTTGTTTGTTAAAGTTTGACTATCTGTTAAAAGAACAACATTTGAGTCAACAGCAACTGTAACTGTAGTACCTGTAGCACTTGAATCAATTCCAGTACCACCAGCAACTGTTAATGTTTCAGAATCTAAATCAATATCAATTGTTCCAGAGTCTGAAGTTAAATCTAAATCTGCTGCTGTCGCTTTTGCGTCAACATAAGCTTTGATTGATTGTTGAGTAGCAAGTTGAGTTGCACTATTTGATCCCATTGCGTCTTCATCAAGTATAGCACTTCCTGAAACTGCTGTATTAATAACAGGACTTGTTAATGTTTTATTTGTAAATGTGTCTGTTGTTGCTTTACCAACTAATGTATCAGTAGAAGCAGGTAAAGTTAAAGTGACATCTGCTGTAGAAGCAGGTCCAATTAATCTAACTCTATTTGTACCGTTATCACTATCTTCATAAAAATCAGCGTAACCAGCACTAGATGAACCATTTTTTAAACTTGCACCTGTATTAATAACAGGTGTAGTTAATGTTGGTGTTGTTAAAGTTTTATTTGTTAATGTTTCTGAACCTGTTAATGAAACAAAACTTTCACTTTGTAATGCACTATTCCATTCTGCTAAAGAACCTGTAAGTGTATTATCTGCTAAATCAATTGATTTATTTGTAAGTGTATCTGTTGTTGCTTTACCAACTAGTGTATCAGTAGCATTTGGTAAACTTACTGATCTATCTGCTGTTGGGTCAACTGTTGTTAAAGTTGTTTCGTAAGCGTCATCTGTTGCACCTTCAAAAACAAAAGCATTTTGTATATTAACTGTTGTAGAATCTACAGTTGTTGTTGTTCCAGAAACTGTAAGGTTTCCAGTAACCGTAAGGTTATCTGCAACTGTAACTTCCGAAGTTGAGTGCCCTAATGTAATCGCTACACCAGAAGTTTCTGTTGCAACTTTTAAAGCACCTGTTGAATTTGTAATGTATGAGTTTGTTCCGTCGTGGTATAATGTTAAATCTGGTCCAGCACCTATTTTTAAAATATCACTATCGCCCATTGCAACGTGAGTAGAAAATGTTGCTACTCCTGTAACACCTAATGTTCCTGAAACTGTTGCGTTATCGTCAATGGCGACTGTGCCACCTGCTGAATCTATTGTAAGATTTCCAGAAGAAGTGTCTATTTCTCCTGTTGCTGTCTTACCTAATTGAATTACTCCTTGTAAGTTACCAACCGTTGTACCACCTGCAGTAGAACCATCGTGTAAGATAACTTTATCTAATGTAGTATCTACCGTTATTTCACCAACTGAGCCTGTATAGGCAGCGTTTTCAGCAGTAGTACCTCTTCTTAATTGTAAAATTGTTGGCATTGTTGTTCTCTCCCTTTTGTAACAAACTAACTTCTATTATTTATAATATTTAGTTATTTGAACTCCCTTTTTTTTTA